CGATATTGCAGAGGCGCTGGGAACACACAGGGACACTATTTATAGGGAGTTCAAACGCTGCAACGCCACACTGAAAACATATACAGCAGCAGCGGGGCAGCAGGCACTATAAGGAAAGGAACGGTAAAGAATGAATAAGCAGAGGCGCAACAGAATTGCAGAGGCATTAGAGCTGATAAGCCAAGCAAGGGACATTTTGGAAGAGGTAAAAGACGAAGAGCAGGAAAGCTACGAAAATCTGCCGGAGAGTTTGCAATATGGAGAACGTGGCGAGCAGATGCAGGAAAACGTAGATAGTTTAGAGGAATTTATAGGCTATCTGGAAGAAACCGACAGTTTAGAGGAAATGTAGGCGGCAGCAGCCGCCACGAGTGCCGTTAGTTCAGTTGGTTAGAGCAGCCGCCTCATAAGCGGCAAGTCGTGGGTTCAAGTCCCACACGGCGCATTGTGTAGCAGGCATGGCGAGTCTGCGGCAGAGGGCAGCAGGCTAATAGCTGCAATCTGTATACCGTGGAAAAATAGCGGCGGTCATACCAGCCAGAAAGTATGTGGACGGTCAACAGGTTTTCAGTTGCTTTTTAATGCGAAAAGCAGCCCGCACGGTAAAACCAAACGCCAGAACAGGAGAGCGGCACACATGGAAAGACAGAGAGCGCCGCCGAAAGGAAGAGAGGCAGAGAATGGCAGCAGAGGCATTGATAGTAGAGGACGCATACCAGAGAGGCTATTGGAGCAGAAAGCAGGCGTTGCTTAATCATGCAAAACAGGCGGGCGTATCCATTGCAGACCTTAATATGCAGCTGGGCTTTTTATGGGAAGAATTGCAGGGATACACAGCAGTAATGGACGCACTGAAAAAGGCGGGCAGTGTGCGTGCTGCATCTGATGCCGTTCTTACTGGATATGAAAAGCCAGCAGACCAGAGCGAAACAGTAAAGAAAAAGCGTGCAGAGTACGGCGAGGGATACTATAAAAAGTATGCAGCAGGAAACGGTACAAAGTATTACAGAGTGCGCAAGAGCTGGACGGACGCAGCAAGCCAGCTGGGGGCGTTTACGTCGCTGGAAAATGCAAAGAGCGCTTGCAAGGCGGGTTATACTGTATATGATGATAACGGCAAGGCGGTATATACCGCAGCGGGGCAGCAGACAAGCGCAGGCGTTCCGTTTAGCGTACAGGTAGATATTTTAGACCTTAATATCAGAACAGGAGCAGGCACGAACTATGCAAAGACGGGAGAAACCACAGGAAAGGGAGTATTTACCATTGTGGAAGTGAAAGCCGGACAGGGTGCAAGCGTTGGCTGGGGACGCTTGAAGAGTGGCGCAGGCTGGATTAGCTTAGATTATGCCACAAGATTAGCTTAAGTTTTCGAGGGTGGGCGGTTCGCTGTCTGCCCTCTATTTTTTTGCGATTTTCCTAGAAATCTATACAAAAGTGTTGACAATATACCGAAAAAGGTATATAATAAAATCATGGAAAGGAGATAAGAACAAATAAGAGGCAAAGCCACTGGAAAGGAGAAACGGCACAATGGGTAAGAAAAAGAAACAAAAGAAAAAGCCTATCAACTGGCAAGAATTGGCAATCAGTGCAGTGATAGACTTAATCATAGGAACAATACTTATCATAATTGGTAAGTACATAGGTTAGGGCGAAAGCCCTAACCAACAGGCGGGCGATAAGCCCGCCGCCTATAAGAAATATAACACAAACCCAAAGCCGAGTAAAGAGTATGCTTTTAAAATTAGGAGTATTTTTAGTAGCAGTAGGACTGGTAAAGCTGCTGGTTGCTTTCATTTTGAGGGCAAGAGAAAAGAGAGGTAAGGCATGAATTTAGGCGAAAACATTAAAAAAGCACGAAAAGCGGCAGGCGTGACGCAAAAGGAACTTGCAGAGCGCCTGCAAGTATACCAGAAAGATATAAGCCGCTGGGAAAACAACGAGCTTACGCCAAACGCAATAACACTTGCGAAAATTTGCAGAGAGCTTAACGCCTCTGCTGATGAAATTTTAGAATTGAAGTAGAAACGAAAGCGAGGGCTTACTATGACAAAGAAAAAGGTAATTTTATTGGTAGTGGCTGCATTATTTGCAGTAAGCGGTTTAACGGCGCTGCCGTCTGGAAATATAACAGGTGGGGTGGGTTGTATTGTGATTGCGGCAGTATGCGCCTATTTTGGACTGAAAAAGAAAAGCGCAGGAAAAGAGAACGGAAACAGAACACCAGCGCCTGCCGCCGCATCTGGTAGCAGGGTTTTAGATACAATCAGAACGAAAGTAGTAGGCGTGACGTTCAATAATGAGGACGGAGAAAACAGGCAGGATATTTTAAGCAAAATGTCCGGTAGTGAAGATATTACAGTAGAAAAGTACACATACAACGGAGAGCCTGCCGCATACGTAAAGTGGGGCGATAAGGTAATAGGCAATCTATCGGCAGAACTGGCGGGGGGCTTAGCGAGAAAGTACCCGAAAGCCCGCTACACCGCAGAAATACTGGAAATTTCTGGGGGGGGGTACAGACGTTCGGGTGCAATATAGAGCTTGACGTAATCGAGAACGCAACGCCCAGCGTAAGCCAGCATACGGGAGAAACTACAGTATATGTAGACCGTAGCAACAAAAAATACCATAGTAAGCCTAACTGTTCGGGAATGAAAAACCCAAAGAGCATACCGCTAAGCCAAGCAAAGAAGAAATACACCGCTTGTAAAAAGTGTTGTAAATAGGTAAAGGCATAAGCCGCAGACTTGTAAAAGAGTTTGCGGCTTTTCGTCGTATATGGGGAAAGAACAGGAACGAAAGAGAGGTAGCAGAAATGGCGAATAAGAAAGGCAGCAGACAGCTGACATGGACAGACCGTATAAGCCTTGAGGCGTTGAAAAAAGCAGGGCATAGCGTGATAGAGATAGCAGAGCAGCTGGGCGTACACCGCAGCACTATATATAATGAGCTTAAGAGAGGGCAGTATATGCACAGAAACAGCGACTATACGGAAGAACTGCGCTATAGTCCAGATATTGCACAGGAAAAGGCAGAGGAAAACTTAAAGGCGAGAGGCACACAGCTTAAAATAGGAAATGATATTGCATACGCAAATTACATAGAGGATAAAATAGTAAATGAAGATTACAGCCCAGCGGCGGTACTGGGAGAGCTGAAAGCGCAGGGGAAAGAGGGGGACTTTTCCGTAACGGTATGCGTAACGACCTTATACAGCTACATTGATAAGGGCATTTTCCTTAAGCTGTCTAATAAGAATTTGCCAGTAAAGAAAAATAAAAAGCGAAAATATAAGAAAGTGCAGCGGCAGCAGTCAAGGGCAGCAGCAGGCGAGAGTATAGAGAAACGCCCGAAAGAGATAGATACACGGGAAGAGTTCGGCAACTGGGAAATGGACAGCGTTTTAGGCAAGCGGGGAAAGTCAAAAAATACGCTGCTGGTACTGACAGAGCGGAAAACCAGAAACGAGATTATATTTAAGCTGCCAGACCATACAGACGAGGCAGTAGTAGCGGCGCTGGATAGATTAGAAAGAAAATGGGGCGCTGATATGTTTAAGCGGGTATTTAAGACAATCACGGTAGACAATGGCAGTGAGTTTGCAGACGCAGAGGGCTTACAGCGTTCTATTATCAACGAGGGAGAAAAGCGGACAAAAGTATATTACTGCCACCCTTACAGTAGCTGGGAACGTGGCACGAATGAGGTAACAAATAAGATGATACGCCGGAAGATACCGAAAGGCACAAATTTTGACGACAGGACAGAGGAAGAGGTAGAGAGTATAGAGAACTGGATAAACGGATACCCACGCAAAATACATGACTACCATTCAGCAGGGGAACTATTCAAGGAAGAGGTAAAGCAGCTTGCATAACAACGGATACAGGGAGCGTGAGAGGCTGGCAGCAGTGGCAGCCTTACTACTGCGCTGCCTAAAAGTGAAAATACACAATAAAACAGGCTACGTATTGTGCAAAATGGCAAAACGATAAAAACATGAAAAAATGTCGATTTTAATGTTGACATTTTTAATATTTTATAAATTTGTAAAAAATGGTTGACGTAACAAAAAATATATGCTAAAGTAACGAAGTATGCCGCACAGTGAGGTCTGAAAGTCCGTCTATACTGCATCAATCACAGATAGAAGGCACCATAACTGGCGAGTAATGATAATAGGAGGTGCCATATGTACGCCATTATAGCAACAGGTGGCACACAGCA